CTCCCACCATTCAGATAATTCTGGGACTCCCGTTTGTGATGGAGCATTCATCAATGCCTGTGTTGGCTGCCTGTAGGCTGTAAGTTCGATGGTGTAGCCTTGATCCGGAACAGGACGAAGAGTAAATTGATTTTGAAAGAATAATATTGATAGTGGGATTGCTGGAGTTACTGGATTGTATTGGATTTGAATGTTAGCACCACCAGGCACCGATTGAGTAAATACAATATTTGTTATTGATCCTGTAGAATAGTTTATCGATCCTGAAAGACAATCTCCTATCAAATTTCCGAAACCATCATCAGTGACGTTTAAAGTGTCCCCGTTTGAGACATTAGTCGTGATGAGTATGTTCTGTACCCTAGAAGCAGGATAGTTGATTGCAGGGCCCGCTGTGTTAGCCGTTCCTCCGCCAGTGTAGGTTAATCCAGTAGAAGTTGCAGGAATTACTATGCTTGTTGTGGTCGCCGAAGTGATGGTGAACGTGAAACCGTTCAAAATTGCGCCCACTGTCCCTGTGATGCCAGAAAAAACAACTTGTTGGTTTGCTGAAAAGCTACTGGAAGCAAAGTTTATAGTTGTAAATCCAACCGAAGGAGAATCAACCACAATTCCAGCTATCAACTGCTCATAAAACGGAATGTTGTTGACAGATCTTATTATTGGAGTAGCTGAAGTTGTTCCTGAGTAAGGTCCAGCTGTTCCATTTCCTTGAGTAAAATTATTTTGGAACTGCCAATTGAAATTTACTCCATAAAAGCTCCAACAATCGTTAAAAAGGGCGATTTCCCTTTTTGCGCAGTAGCAAGGCTGCTCGATGGTAGTGTAATGTTCTGAATCAAAAGCATAGGTGTCTACGCCGTAGACTGTATTGAATGTATACTTATCCTTTAGCTTTAAACTTCTAAACTGAGATGGAAAATCATAGAGGTAGAAACTGTTTATGTAATCGGCTATCCCCACACTATTGGGGTTAGTAGGATCTGCGTAATTTGGCAATTGCAAAGGATCAGCAGATCCCGTTAGGCGCCTGATTTTCGCGAAGATGGCTGCTAGATTTACGATCGCCATTTTACCTCATGTAGGAACATTATCAAATGCATCCTGTAAATTTGTTTGCGCAGGATAAGTTCCCTGCAAAATTCCAGATCCCGCCGGAACAACCATTGCTGGCTGAGCTTGGCTAGTCGGCTCTATAAACACAAAAGGCGTATAATTCAGGCTGTTTATGGGCACAGTTATTGTATTACTAGTAGCTGACGTAACCGTCGTTTGCTGGTTATTCAGCTCTCTCATTCCGCTTGCAGAAGACACCCTGAATGAGACAATTTCTCCCGCAATAAAATCGCAATTGGCCGTGAACGTGACAACAGTTTGTTGCCCCTGGGAAATCGACAAAATGAAACTATACTGCGGAACAAAAGTACTCACACCATATCCATAGGGATGAATCTTGTACGGCTAGTTTTGCTAACGACATCCTTCCCTTGATCTGCGTTTTCTCTGATCATTCGGACTTTTTTGTAAACATTGTTCAGGTGTTTAGCAACGTCCATGGGGATTTCTACAGTCTCACCATGATAAATCTTCACGGTTCGAATGGGCTCTCCTGGATAGAATCTATAGCTAAAATCCAACCATCCACCTTGAGCATCTGTAAACTCAAAGATCCCTTTAATTAATTTCTCTCCAATCTTTTGGAGCTTTTTGATCTGCTCAGCAGATTTCGCTTTTGCTTCTGCTGACAGAGAGCAAATGTGTCTTGCTCTAGTTTCTTGTATGATCATCTTCTACCTTTTTGTTTATGTATTGCCATATGGCATTTTCTACAGACCCAAATCACTTCTAGAGGTTTTTCATAATCTGCGTGGTGACCATCTAGCGCCTTTTCTTCATTACAAATCTGACATCTATTAGGCTTTATAATATTCTCTCGCCTAAGAGCATCATTTAATTTCCTGTTCGCTATAATTTTTTTCTTGTCATATACATTTTGAAGATAAAACAACTTTGCTTGTTTTTGATCTTGAGAATTTCTGAAGGCTGCCCTTCTTAATTCCATTCTCTTTTCCCTATCCTCATCAGAAAGATTTTGTTGATAGATTTTTACTTTCTCTATCCTTTTCTTCCTGTTTTTTTCGTATGACTTCTTTTCTTGTTCTCTTTTTCTTGTCAGTTTCTCAGGATCTTCTAAACGGCTTCTCCTTTTTAAATTCTGACAATCGCTACAGATCGTCTGATATCCAGAAGATCTATTATTTCTTTTCCAAAACTTTTCTAACTCTTTATCTACTTCGCATTCCAAACACTTTTTCATAATAGCCTCGGTTTTTAAACGAGGCTATCATAACTAAGGAGCGCTTGGAAATCAAGCATTACTTAGGTTCCCGTAGTCTGCTTTCCACGCAGTCCATTGCATTGTTGCGCTATTAGCACCTACCACACTTGAACCGATGTACATGTAGTACTGGTTTCGGTTGTCAAACGCATCTTGGAGGTTTGTTCCAGGAGGCGATTGCGGCACAGTTGCACTACCATTTAAAGGAACGATCCCACTACCTGCTGGGAAGCAGAAAGGAGGTGATGCTTTTCCTACAGATCCAGCAGAAGTTGGATAACTGAATGCTGTATATCCAGTAGTGTTAATGTTTATTGTGATTGAGGATTCAGTAGCTGTATTAGTTACGACCAAAACCCTAGCTGCTCCACCAGGCTGTTTAGTTAAGAAAGTCAATTGGGTCATTCCATAGGTAGATGGGATGTTGAAATCCACGATCTCCCCAGGAGTGTAATCATTTGGCTTTGCAAAATAGACTTTTGCCTGAGTTGCTTGGCTGATGTACATAATCTGGCGCTCTCTTGGGTAGAACTGACCAGGAATGTATTTCAGAATTGTTGTGGTAGTAGCGTCAGCTGTGAAACTTACGCCCGCTGTAACTGCTGTAGCAATAAACCCAAGAGTGATACTTGAGTTAACCGATACTGCTGTGACTTGAGCAGTGATTCCACCAGCTTGTTGCATGCCGGTAGGATTGATCAATCGTACTGTGTCACCTACAGAAATGCTCCCTGTGTTAGCCATACTTACTACAAATGTAGTGTGGTTAATGGCTGTTGCAGCAAGACCTGCAAAAGTTGGAGGATTAGAAGGATTAATGAATGTAAATCCATTAGCTGTGCCAGTTCCACCATAGGTGTAATTTGACGCAGCAGCGGCAGAAATCTGTCCCAACTGTCTGTATGACCCTGCTGCCATGGTATTTGGATAAATCCAACTTTCCATAGCTGCTACGGCAGTATTTGCTGCGCCCCAATTAGTAATATCTCTGACCATGAAAAGATCTGGCGTATCACTTAAGGGTACAGTCGTCGGAAGAGCCGACGCAGCATTGACATAAGAGCCAGTGCCGATAAATGAAAAAGGTAACATATTGTGCCTCCTATATGCCTGTTGATCTTAAATTTTGAATCCACAGGTCATTGGTGATGCACTGTCCTTGATAGAACGAGCATCCCGCAGTGTGTCTCAACATACATGGGTCGTTGTTGTAGCCAGGAGGTAGGTAGATAAATCTAGCCTTGCCACCAGCTTGCCAAACGACTTTGTAAGATTCCTTAGCTGCCACAAAACAGTTGGCAATATCATTACCAAGTAATGAAGCGCTAGGAGTTACAGACCCTTGCTCTGAAATGAAGAAACGAACGTTGTCCACGCCGCCCCATTCCGCAGCCAAGGTTTTGTCTATATGGGGATATGCAAACTTTCTTACGAAACCAGCAATATTATTTAAAACTGGAATCATTCGAGTTGTAAGCATACAGCCATAAGAATCCCCGATAGGACTTGTGCCGAATTTCAGGTCAGCTTCAACGATACTTGTGATGTACTCACCAGAATTGTTTTGCAGAACTGTAACGACATCATCCACGTCAGAGATTGCCATTTCTGTAGGTAGGTCTCCGTCAGTACCGCCAACGCAGTTAATGACAGAAGCAGAAGATTCCAGTTGATCTCTTACTAGAGCATCTTGAGTTTCACGAAGCGCTTGTCCAAGACGAGCAGCAGCAGAGTTCAAAACTGGGTCTTCGTTAGTGATTGTAACCTGTCTAGTTAAGACTATGTAGGTTGCATACACGCGAACACGGCAATCCACGTCAACGCGATTAAGCTGTTGAGCAGGGGGATTAACTTGACTGTCGTCAAGTGGTACAGGGAATAAATCAAGACGATCATAACGTGACTGTCTATCAATGAACCCTTGGTTGTCTGGAAGCTCCACTGGAGTAGCGAAGAGCATGTGAACTAAATTATGCTCTGGCGTACTGAGAAGCTTCGCATTATAACGCTGCTGAATTTGAGGCGGCAGCGTAGATATGGAAACTGTCATTTAGTGCCTGTATGGGTTAATACCCACCAGCCTGATTCGCAAATCCGTACATCTCGCTTCTAAGTTCTTTCTTCATCGCATCCGTCATTGCAAAAGCTTGAGCCATAGGCCGTTTTTCGAAAGCCTGAGGAGTATTGATAGTTTTTTTGTTCTGCTCAATTTTCCTCTCCGTTTCGACTGCTCTTTTAGAAGGAGCTTTTGGAGCAAGCCCTTTAGCCTTGATATACTCGTAGGTTTGAACCGCTATCATATAAGGGTCATTACTACTAGCTATTGCGTTAGCAAGCCTGGGGTTTGTTTCATCTAAAATTGCTATCGTGTCAGGATTTACAACGTCGTCGAAATCAGGGAATTCCCGCTTCAGATCGTTCAGAAGAGAATTTTGCTTTTGGTGAGAATAGGTTTTTTTAACCTCTTCCAACTCCCTGCGAAATTCTTCTTTCTGTTGTTGCAGAGCTTGTGCCACTTTGTTTCCAGGAACGTATTCTTCCTGTGAAATTTCATGTATAAGATCTACTTTCTGTACGGGAGCTGCCTGAGGAGGTTGCTGCGTCATTACTCGCTGCAAAAGCTCTTCCTGCATCTTCACCTTTCTTTCTAAATCGCTATTAACTCGTCTAATTTCCCGCCAATTCCGATCTTGTCGGCTTTCTTCTTGGCTAGGTTCATTCGAGACATCCTGAGTGGTCTCTGTCGTAGGAGAGGCGACTTCCTGAGCTTCCTGCTCTACAGCCTGATTTTCGACTTCGTCCATGAATTTTCCTTTTTTTGCCTTGGTGAATGGCCAATGACACCGCGCACTATTGAGGCCAGTGGAGCCTTTCTCTGGACATTATTTAATAAAAGTTTTAAATCAAACAAAAAGTTTAGACGGTGGTTTAAAATGATTTGCCCTGAGTGTGAAAAGGAAAGAGACGAGAAAGATTTTTTTGTTAGTAAATCTGAATGCTATAAGTGCGTTTTCTCTAAGAAAATGAAGGATTTAAGAAATAAGAAATACGTTGGTCTTTGT